TCGGTGTCGGCGCAGCAGTCGGTGTCGGCGCAGCAGTCGGATAAAACATGAAGGACCCACCGATCTGCTCCGCCTTCGACAATACGTGCTGAAGGTCGTTGGGGTTACTCCACTCACCGCCATCGACCGCCATCCGCCGCCTGACTCTCGCCACCAAAGCCGGATCGAGCTGGTCGATGCTATCAACGCGTTGATTTCCGACATAGTAAGCCATCTAGTTGAACACACTCGTATTGTTTGGCTTGCGCTGCATCCTGGACAGGAATCCGCTCATCGGCCTCGACGCCTGTTGACCACCCTTCGGCGCCGTCGGCATACTCGTCCTCATGTTCTGGAACGGGTTGAACGTAGGTGGAGCCTTCGGCAGGTTGTAGCGAGGGAACTTCTTTTGCGACCTCCGGTTCAGAGCCTGCAAAAGGTTCTTTCGGAAGGGAAGCTCAAGGTCCTCGCGCTTGCGGAACATACCGAGCAATTCCTTGTTGAGTTCAGCCTGCTGTTGACTAGCGGCGCCCTGGCCGTCGTCGCCATCAAACAGGCTCATTACACTTGATGCAATCAATGCGATAGTTGCGGGGTCCATTTATTCTTCCTCTGTTAGCTCCAATTCCTCGCCCAACTCATCCTCGTCTGGCGGGGCTTCAGGTGGAGGCGTGGGTTGTGTCTCGATCGGAGCCGGCGCGTGGGCCACCCCGTTCATAGCGGCTGACTTCACGGTTCCGATGTCACGAACGGCGCCGACGACGACACGGCGCATCGACTGTATGCCGTGGATGATCTGATCGTTCAAGTCCTGCGGGTCCACCATCTGCTCAAGAATTTTCTCGCCTACCTGACTCCCGTTGGCTTGATACACTTCGGCCAGGTCTGCCAGGCCGACCGCCACGTCCCTCTTGTGCGCGAGCTTTTCGATGTTGCCGATCCCTGCCTGAAGCATCGTGACGATCCTCTTGAAGATCGCGATCTGCTCCAAGTCTGTGCCTATGAGGTTGCTCATCTGTCTCTCCCTGTGAAGGTTCGACGTGTGCGCGTCGAGATACCTACCATCTCGGACGGATCAATTCCGACCGTGCATAACACCTTCGTTTCCGCCGAGGATGCGTGTTTTACCCTGAGCATCAACCACCCGATTGTGTTCGTGTCCGTGACATCCAGCGTGACCGTGTAATCGCCGTACCCGATCTCGGTCCACGTGCCCAGGTCAGGCGCCGCATAGAGCGCGCCGTTCTTCGTGATCTCTATCGTCGGGTTCAGGAGTCCCGTCATAAGAGCGCCGCCGGCGTTGACCATCGTCACCGGAACCTTCTGGCTGTCCTTGTTAGCGTTCAGCGGGAACATTAGTTCTTGTAGTGTCCGACCACAGTTATCGACGCTTCGGTCATCGTCGCTTCGACGGCATCGACGGCAATCGCCTTATCTTCTGCCAGACGATACCCGCGAAGATCAATCTCGATGTTTGAGTCTACCGGCAGAGTGACATACCGGATGATGTTGGCAACCGCAACTGTGTTGCCCGTCTCGTCCGCCGTCGCCGTGGCGTCAGCTGTCGGGTTCTGCCCTGTGTTCAGCGGGACGCCGAGGACTTCCGTCCCTGCATTCGTGTAGACGACCGTGATAAGGTGAACCTTGAACACCGAGGCCACCGCGCCGGTACAGATCGCCACCTTATCGAGATGGAGAATTTTCGTCTTTGATTCGTTCCTGACCGCGAGCAACGTATCATTTGCCGCCGTCGAGTAAGGCACCTGCGTCCAGCTAAACGCATCCTCAACGTCGGCGATCTCGGGTATCGTTCTCGCCTGGACGCGCCCGAGGCCGTCGGATGATACCTCCATCGGCTTTCCGTTCGGACCGTACAAAAGCATAGCTACCTCCGGTTAGATTTTGTCCTCAACATCTTCATCCTTCAACTCTCCGAGTCCAGGCGTTTCCGCGCGATACACATTTGCCTTCAGCAGCTCGATGAGAATCCGCTTCAACGCTTCCTCTACTGCCGGCGAAGATGTGGGGAACATCATCATCATAGCGCACTCGTCTGTGCCGCGCGATGATGGATCGCCTTGTCGCTGATGTGCTTATCGACCACCATTTCAAGTTTGTCCTCGATGCGGATCAGTCGTTCGTTAAACCCGAGGTGCGCGCCACCGATGCCTAGCAGAACACCGACGCCGAGGACTACCAGATCCCTTTTCATTGAGTCCATATATTGCCCCATCACCCCATGCCTCCACAGAGGATCACTTGACTAGCTTCAACCCGACCACAATCGGCCCACCGATAAAGACCACCGCGACAAGGGCCACCAGATCACCGAAGCCCCACTCGATACCCGCAAAGACCTTCCCGATCATCGAAAGCAACCAGACTGCATCCCACACGATTCCGGTGTCCTTTACTTTCTCGTATACCTCAAGTCCAATGAGCACTGTTCCAAGAGAGATGCCCGATCCGACGCCGCCCAATACCCCCGACTTGGCAAGAGCGCCATTCGTAGGCTGTGGCGGATCTTCTGCTCGCCGGCGCTTGACTCGTTTGACCTTGCGCGCGACGTATCCGTCTTTGTTCTGGTGTAGTCGCTGCCCGCCGGCGCGACGGTTTGCCAGGGCTTCGTTGAGGCGAGTCTTCCCGGCGTCATCCAAAATCGGTCCGACAGTTTCGATCCAATGAAGGATCTGCATTTCTGAATAGGATTCATACCGCCGATCTCTCGGCGGTGGCCACGGTTCGTAGTTCAAAGCGCATCCTTCCTGCCCCCTATTTCTTTCCCCACGGCAGTGCCGCTCGCACCGGCGCCGGAATGACTGCCAGAACACTGTCTACAGCTTGGTGAGTTGCCTGTATCGCCTCGCTAACTTCTTTTCCAATTCGCTCAGCTTCGTCTGCCGTAATCTGGTTATCCGCAATCGCCGCAGTAGTGACATCGCGGACATCTTCCAGTTCGGTAATTGCTTTTTGGACGTGTCCAATAGCGACCTTGACCTTGAGAGCATATGCCCCGCCCACCGCCATACCCACTGTGGATATGGTTCCCCAATTCTCGGTTACGAGTGCTGTTACTTGGTCGAGCATCTTCTATCCCCCTATTTCCAGATCGTTCTTGGTGCTCTCAAGAAACTTGATTGCCCTGTCCTTCCGCATCCTGACGCGGCCCTCTGACACATCCTTAGCCCAATACTTGTCCCGTGCCTCTGCAAGTTTCGACAACCAGAACCCACGCTCAAACTGGGTTGAAGTTGACAGAGGAACATCAACAACCAGCCAATGCTCGTCTTTGTCTATCATAAAAGACACTCCATCAACCGCCAAAGCATCTGCCACAACAATACTGTCAGCCCACTCAACTGTGGCCCTGCGTCGAGCCAGTGTTCGCACAGCTTTCACTGAGTCAATCTTGGCCTGAAATGCCGCGACTTCGGGGTCAACCGGACTCGCATCAGGCTCCTGTGCGGACAATGGTGACACGAAAAGCATTGCTAAAATTAAAAAGTTCATTGTTTTCTCCTTTACCATTGAACGTTACTGGATAATTCTGAACCTGAGCCAGCGTCCGTAATTGCTCCGTTCGATGAGTTGCCAACAATTAAACAATAGTAGGTTGCCGCGTTCACGTAAACCGCAGTGTCAGTGCTACCAAAATAACACCCCGTCACCATCAGCCTGTCACCACTATTATTGCTATGTATCTGTGTCCCAGATCCACTATCACCTATGAAGATGCAATCCCTAACCGCGAGCGCGGTTTGGATTGCGTGGATCATATACGAATCTGGCCCCGGGTAGTCACTACCATTAAACACGCAATTAACGGGACCACCGCCCTGACAGTCTCCGTTGACTTCAATGAAGTGGCCGTCAGATTCGGTGAACAGGCAGTGAAAAACTATCCCGCTCCCTGCGTAGTTGATTACGTCAGCGTTCCCTGTTTCCCCGCTGTAGTTTTTAAGTTGCAGATTCGCAATTATAGCGTGGTCGGCAGTCAGTGTTATTGTATGGTTCGATCCGTCACCGGATATAATCGTCTGCCAACTCTCACCCCACAACTGGAGCTTGTCGTGAACGGATTCAGTAACACNAAGAGATTCCTTGTATTCGCCATCCCTTATGAAGATTGCGCCTTCGGGATAGAGATCCATCGCATCCTGNATCCTATAAAAATCCCCACCTCCGTTGATGTCCACGATAGCATCGAACATACGCGGCATCATCGGAACCCCGGTTGCCATAACCCCGAACACTGATGGTGTCGGCTTCACGCTTGCTACATTACTGGCAACATCAGCCACCACCGGATCAGGCTGTATCAGCCGCAGACCGCCAGTGCCTAATGCCATCGCCACGCCGTAGGATTCGATGGAGCTGTCTGGCTTGGCTCCGTTCACACTCCACACGTCTATGTCAACCAGACCGCTTGCTGTGAGCGTGTCTGTCGGGATGCCTGTCGGCGTCAGACGGTGCAACGTTGAGTCGGCTGAAGTCGATGCTCCTGCGAGAACCCAAATCGAACCGTCCTCTGCCGTTTCCACGTCTTGCACCGATGCGCCTACGAGAACATCGTTGGCTATGACGTTCTGTTGGATTGCGTCCTTTTCTTTTGCGATTAACGCTTTCATCTCGTTCGTGGTGAGAACACGCGAAAGAAAGAACGCGTTTTTGATCTTCCCGTCGAAGTGCGCCGCTACGGAAGTCTTTTTGTAGGCTCCTATCAGCAAGTCGTTCGCGTTGTTATCAATGCTTGAACCTGCAACTGTAGACTGATCCTGAAAAACACCATCAACGTAAATCTTTAAAAATCCAGTGGTGGTTTCCCACGTCAAAGCCACGAAATACCACTTATTTGCCGACAGAGCCACATTAGATGTCCTTACCGAACCCCCTCCTCCAGCAGATATTCGCGCATTAAACTTGTTACTCGCATCAACCCACATCAACCACCCGCCTGATGTGGTAGCGTCTAAGTTCAGATTCCCCATAATGCCTGCAAGCGCACCTACGGATTCCAGATTGATCCACGCGCCAGCGGTCAACGCAGTCATCTCATTGAAGTCAGCGTGATCTGCGATGTTGAGGTATTCAGTATTGTCGAGTTCAAAATCAGCATAATCAGCAGGGAACGTGACGGTGTTATTGTTCGTTAAAACGCTCCCGAAAGTGCTTGTAACAGTTGAGACTGAATTCAAAGCCCAACCGCGCTTTTTTGTCCCTTCGCCTGACCACGGTGGCGCGTTCTGCGTGGCGTCGATCTCATAAGTAAGGATGCTTGTAGTCGGGAGATTCGCTAAGTTTGGGAACCCTGTCGAAATTATCAGCCCCTCGTCTGACCCGACAATTACGCTTGGCCCTGCGCCTGTCTCAATCCCTCTGCCGTATGCAAGACCCTTCATTACAGCACTGTCACTGATTGTAATATCTCGACCACCAGAAGCCGCGCCGTTCAGGTTCCAGTTCGCCCAATACCCATCGGCATCGGAGTCAGCAAACACGTTCCAATCAAGGGCTAACTCATCCCGAGTAGCCTGTTGCGCCCAAGCAATGTGTCCCAACGGAGAAATCGCCAGTTCCGTAATCGGAATCGGGGAGCCAGATGCGGCAGAATCGTATATGACGTTGAGGACGGGATTGTAGAACGACACTTCATCTGCTGTCCCGACCATCCAGTAGTGCAACGGTCGCCCGAACTCGTCCACGCCGCCCTCTGGATCGCGGACCACGTCGACGGCGTATGCTACATTATTAACAAGTGCTGGACTTGAGGTATAGAGCACCCTACCTGACCCGCTGTTCCGCATTCCGATATTTCCACCGTATCTGGCTTTTCCAGAATTTGACCAGTGGAATATCATATCCTTCACAAAATCGATCTCTGCCAGAACCGCATATTCGCTTGTTCCGTTTGCTGTCGCGCGAAGGATGCCATCTTTAAAAGAAACGTCTGTTTGGGTTACGGCTTGGCCAATCGCATTCAGATCACTTGCGCCTGACCCCCCATCAGTAAACCAGATCCACTGTTCCCCTGTGTCCGTATTAACAATCCCAAGCGAATCACCAGTAGCGTCACCGACCACCGCAAAGTTCGTCGGCCACGCCGCAGTCGTATCGCCGCGTGTGCCGATGCTCGACACGCTGACCTTCGCTTGAAACTCATCGCGGTCCCACATCACGGCAGGGTCGTTCAGGCTGTAACGCTTGACGATGTTCGCGCTGAATCCGGTGATCGTGGTATCGCGACCGTTGAGCGTGAATGTCTCAGGATATACGCTCGTAGCCCCGTCCGAAGATAAGGTCGTAAACGCGCCCGTTGAAGGCGTTGTAGCTCCGACAGTGGTTCCATCTATAGCACCTGAGTCGATGTCAACGTTGGTCTGTTCGTGGTTGTTGTAGTCGATCTCGACTGCACCGTCACCACCGTAGGTCAACTTCCCGGCTGAATGGGTTACCGTAACGTCACCACCGTCTAAATTAACCACCCCTCCCGTGGCAATAAGAAGATCGTCACCAACATAGATGTCTTTAGCGACACCCAAGCCCCCGTCCGTGTGGATGGAGCCATCAGTCCCTGAAGTTGTCTCCGTTACGTCATCAATCGACAGCACACCAGACCCGGTAATCGTAGTTGCTGACGCAGAAGCCGGGGTTGTCCCGCCTACGACGCCATCGAACGTCCCTGCATTGATGTCTGCCGTGGTAGCAACGATGGATGTGATAGCTGTTCCCGCGCCCATTGTTACTTCGTCAATCGTCCCGCCGTCTATATTGATCGTGGTTACGTCACCGAGGTCAGACCACGTTCCAGTAAGAGCACCACCACCTGTGGCATTGAGTGTCGTTGCTGTCACCGCCGCCGGGGTATTCGACCCGACGATGCCGTCCAGATCCGTAGCCGATACATCGCCTGTAACCGTCAGGGTCGTGCCGTCAAACGTCAGGTTGGCCTCGCCCTGGATGGCATCTGCGCCTGTGACCGTGGTGATAGTATTATTCGTAGATCCGGTGAGGACAGGGAAACCAGAGATATTAGACGTGCCGAGCGCGGTAAAATTGTTTACCGTGAGCGAGTCTGCTCTCAGGGTGTCAGCGATGGTCGTGCCTTTTGAATCTAACACCTTGCCGTTCGCCAGTTGCAGCGTGTCGGCGCGAGTAGCTTGCGTGACCGTGCCGGCGAAAGTATTAACGGGAAAGGTTAATAGAAATAGCGCGAGAAGAAGTCGTTTCATTGGATTCCTCACTGGACGCATTGGTCGGCGATTGAGTGTGGTATTATCTGCCACCCTCCGAACACGATCCGGCCCGTCGAAGCGTGGACGACGGACACCATACCTACTACCTGGACACGGTAAGTGACATCGCCGAGGGCAGCTAGGTTCGCAGCGTAGCCGCCGGCGGTGTCATCGAGAAGCACCTGGTCGCCGACCGTGAATGCCGAAGTATCGAGACTCTCCACTTCCTTCAGGAGTTTCACATATCCGTCGGCGCCGTCTGCCACTGCCGCGTCGAGGATGCACGTAGCGTATTTGGTTGTCGAGGCCGAGTTGGTCGAGACAGCCTTCGCGATCGTGGGGTAGTTGTCTGTCCCATCGCTGTATGTGCCCGAGAAATAGCAGATCGTGTTGATCGCGAGCGTCCCGCCGGTATCGTTCCGGACCTTGATCGGGTCGGCTTCGGCGTGCGCGTGGGAGCTGATGTTCGTGACGCGAATCCCATTCGTCTGCAAATTCAGGTAGTCTAGCTTTGTGGTGTTCAGGAGCGCCTTGACCTCATTGAAAGGAACCAGACAGTCGTTCCAATCGTGAGCCTCGCCGTTCGCACCATCGAGCGTCAGTGATAGTGTTGGCATTATTGCCTCTCGTAGAGTTGGCCTTCAAGGACGATCCGATCCATCTCAAACTTCCCACTGAGCGCCCCCTGGTCGTGCATAGACACTTCAAACACCTTGCCTCTTACTCCTACATCTGCCCTTGAGCTGGCGACGACGGCGCCGTTCCACGTCCCTACGTTCGGGTCTGTCGTCCACACCCCGCCATCCTTCCACTTTCCGAGGTTGGCGTCCAGGTCGAACTCTCCGGAGCCGACGGCCTGGTTGCCGTCTGCCGCCACCTGGACTTGCATAGCGTAGTCGGAATCTTGCGTCCCACTCACGCGCACCTGAGTCACGACTTTCTCTAGCTCGCCGATGCCTTCTTCGGCTCCTGAGTATCCGGACTTGCGCGTGTAATAGTAGATCGACTCGCCATCGTCGGTGAAGCCTTCATCGAGGCGATACAGGAATCCGTCGCGCATCCCATACAGGTGATCGACGCCGTTTGCTGAAGGCAGCAGCGTGGACGAGTCGGTACGGATCGGCATCAGCTGATCGCAGGGGTAGATGCTCGTCTGCCCGTTGTCCTTGAGGCTGTAATCCGGCGCCTCTTTGTTGCCGCCGATGAATGCCAGGAGAGATTGAAGGTCGATGCAGAGACAGGCGTTGTTGTCAGAAGCGCCGACCAGGGACAGGCCGAACCGTATCTCCTGAATCTTCGGCTGATACGACGCTACGATGCTGCCGAACCGTTCCTCCTTGAAACCAGGAGCATTCGGATTCGGTGACTCGCCCTTCATCGCATCTTGCACGAACTCCCACAGGCTCCGCAGAATCGGCTTGCCTTCGCCCAGGCGATAGATCACGTACGGCCCTTCCTCAGACCAGAACACCGCCAGAGGAAAAGGAAGGTGGGAAATCTCCGTGTAGCTTTTCGCAGAGATATTCCCGATCTGGTTCGAGATGTCGAGCCGGTCCCAATCGCCCTTGTTGCTAGGGTTCTGCCACTGAAGGATCGTGTTGTGCCTGGTGAAGTAGATGAGGTCATCGCCGAACGATCCGATGCCTGTGCATACCTCGCCGAGAGGGGTGGTTACAAGCACGTAGTCGTTTACGTTGTCGCGCGTATCCGGATCACGGACGGCAGAGAACTCAAACAGGTGAGGCTTCTTCGACATACCGGCAGAGATCAGCCGGTTGTTGTGGACCGCGAGAAACTTCGCCAGACCAGGAGATCCACCGACATCCGACCACGTTCCTGTGCAATCCATCTTCTTGAACTGATACCCGTTCGCCAGAATCGCGTAGTCCGAGAACATCAGCATATCGGCTTCTTGTCCGGCTTGCAGGGTCAGGCTTTGTGCGGTGAAGGAGAGGGTGCTGTTGACGAAGTTGTAGGCATCGGTCCCGCCCACAGCAATCACGGTCTGCGTGGCATCGGCGAAGTGGGCATCGAGGCCACCGAGCATATCCGGACCGCCGGTGATCGCGGCTGAGTTGAGCACCGTGTATCCCTTGCGCTTGGTCACAGCCTTACGGCGAAAGACGTGGACGTTCCTGAATGCCGTGTATCGCAGATCGGAGAACGACATATCCTGTCGCCATCCACCTACGAGATCGCGGTCCTCAAGTTGCCACTCGCCAGTTTGCTGATCTACGGACAATTAGTGAACCTCAGTGTAAAGGATCGTTCCCATAATGTCGGCGGCTGTGCCACCGTTGTCGTAGGTGATCCAGAGCGCGGTTCCCTTCGTGGTTTTCATCCATTTGCACATCGAGTCGTTGGGAACTGGCGGGAGAATGAACTCCACCGCATCCTCCAAGTCGTAAGATCCGGTGAGCGCGGAGCCACCCGATCCGTCAAGGAAGGCGAAGGCCGTCACGCCGGCATCGTCGATGCTCAGATGGACGGCCTTGACCTCGATCCGCTTGCCGGGAACTGCCGCGATCAATACCTCCGTAACCGTATCGCTCGTTGTGGTCGAGTCGAGAGTTACGATCTGCGATTTCCATTCATTGGGTTCTGGCATATCAATAACTCCCTTGATCTGTGGGTATCACCTGGTTGCCTCTGAAACTCTGTTCTGCAGTCACGAATCCAAGTGCTTCCTGGTAAACGTCCATATACTGCTCTTTGATGAACGGAAGAAGGCGGGGTCGCTTTGACGCCGCCAACATCGCCGCACGAAGGCAGACGAGATCGTGAAAATCTTCAGGGATGGGGCAGAGGATGGCGTAGACGGCGGTCGCGGATGGCTGTGTCGACCAGGCCGTGTGCGTCACGACGCCGTACGTCTCGTTCCACGTATAGTCGGTGATCCGGCGCGTCTGGCCGACAGCACCTTCCGTGGTGGCGTCACTGACGATCGTGATGTCCATCGCGTTGTAGTAGTCATCGCGCTTGTCGATCTTATCTTCCGAAGTCGCGCCTTTGATGTAGGTCGGCTTTTCCGGCAGATGTGTCTCCGTGAGCGTTGCCGTAGTCTCGCCCACCGTGCCTTGATTCATATTCCCGAACATCGGATTATACCAGAAGCGGATACCGCTCGATGTCGTCACTCCTGGCGCCGGCGAGAGGCGTAGCTTGTCGCGCTCCATCACCGCCCCGAAATCGGAGTCGGACGGATCGGTCACGCCGATCGGCCCTTCCATCGTCAGCGTGTCCTGAAAGCGGATGTCGGCAACGTAGAGAGGGGGGTTCGCGCTAGAGATCCGGTTCTCGATCAATGCCCACTGAGTGCCTAAGCGCGCGTTTAAGGGCAGATCGTAGGTTCCGGTCCCAGACACCAGGTCGATGTCTTGCGACTCCAAGAACATATTGTCTCGCGCCTGAACCATCTTCCTGTAGATGTATCCCTGCGAATCGTGGAGCCGGTGCATCAGCTCCGAATTGTACCAGAAGGGACTCGACCCCTGTGCCGGCTCGTCTATGTGAATCCTTACTTGTCCCACCATCTGCTGTGGATTCATTACTCGACCTCGATGTCCATGTCCATTGGCTGATACGCCATCGTGCGGTTTGCCAGATGCGCCGGCGCCGGTCGCGCTCCGAACCTGCCCTTGCGGAAGGCTTCCGGCTTGAAGTCCTCTTTCGGTACGTTCACCGCTCCGATGCTCAGCCCGGAGAGAGAGTGCGACACTTCGTTATCCAGATCGTGCTTCAGTCGTGGACGCAATTCCTGTTCCGAGTATTCGGCGTCCTGTTGCACCTGGTGGCGTTCCTCGCGCTCCTGATTCTCGATATTCTCTTCGACCAGATCGTCCATCACTTCGCGCGTGTTGCCATCGAGCCTTCGGAGCATATCCAGTGATCGTGCATCGAGCGGAGCGTATGTGCCGATCGTCGGATCGCCCTCGCATACGTGGAGCACGATCGCCTGTCCGAACTCTTTCGATGACCCCCAAATCTGCCAGATGCACCGCACCCTGTTCCAGTGTGCCGAGAGTCCAGGGTCTATCTCCCGCAGTCGCCTTTGGAATCCATCGGGAGCCGGCTTGACATCTCCAAGCCGGCGTCCCGATTTCAGTCCTTTTACTGCCGCATTGATCTCCGTGCGGATCAGTTCTTTTGGTCTGTTACGCTCAAACACTGTCGCCCCCTTGTGTGTTACGATGCCGCCTGTGATGTCTGCGCTGTCACCTTCTCGCTCAATGCCGCCTTCATGTAGTGATGCGGAAGGTAGTCGAACTCGACGCCCAGGAATACAACCTCGTCTGCGGAATATCCTGTCAGAACGTCGGCCTCGATACTGACGGCCAATGTGCCGAGTTTCGCAGTCTCGTCGAACGTGTTAGCGTTGATAATTCCGCGCGCCGTGCGCTCTAGCACGTATGGCGTCGTATGTGCCGGTTCGTGGTTTGCGATCACTGTGTCCAGGGCCGTTGCGGGAGCCGCAAGCGCCTCGCCTGGATCAGCTTGGTCATAGAGCGCAAGAAATGTCACGTCATCGGTTGCCGCCGGTGTCCCGTCACATGCCCACAGGACACGAACGCCTATCTCTTCAGAGAGATCGGCAACGGGAAGCAATTCCGGAACGAGCGCCACGACCGTATCACCCGCCGCCGCGATCGAGAAACCTCCGAAGCCGAGTGAGTTAAACTCGTTGTACAGAGGATCGCCGGCTCCCCAACCATCGAGAAGCACAGCCGCGCCCGTTACCTGTCCGGAGATGAAAGCACTGGCAGGGATGCGCTGAAGCAGACGTTTTCGTGCGAGGTTTCTATCAGTAATCATAGGTTTGCCACTCCACAGTTAGCCCCCGCCGGCGCTCCGAAGAACGCCGACGGGATACTCAGCAATGAAAGGACGGCTTAATCGTCGTCCAGAGGTTTCTTTACTTTGATCCGAACACAGACCCCTGCGTTCGCGCCGGCGACGCTCGAACCGATCTGGTCGCAGTCCAAGCCGATCAGGTCGCCGTTCACCACCGAGGCGTTCTCAGGCGCATCCGCTTCCGTCGATTCCGTTCCCGAAATCGCGATCGTCGGACGATTGTCCTGTGTCGTGTAGATCGTGGTACCGTTGAGGTTCACGTCGTAGATGGCCGTTGCACCCGTAGGTGCCGTGTCCACCGTGACGTTCACGCCAACAATCGTTCCGCCGGTATCCGGAAGCCCACCGACGACGGCAAAGTCCTGATCTGCCGCCGCGACGAGTGTCGAAAGATCCTTCAACTGCAAGCGCACCAACCGCAGTTCGTCGTTCTGGTCGATGTCTTCGTATCCTGCTCTGGTAAGGTCGCTCAAAAGACTTCCCCCCTGGTTATGCCGCGAGTGAAACGATGCGGGAGTTGTTCTTGGGGTCGTCACAGGCAAGCTCACAGAAGTTGTAGAGCAATGCTTCGTAAGCCGCCTGACGCGAAACCTTATGGAGAATCCGACCGTCCGTTTCGTCCCACTGCCATCCGGCGGTCATCTCGTAGATCGTGAATGTCGACTCATCGAGGAAATACATCCTCTGACTCTGACAGTCGCGATCCGGAACGATCGGGATACCGTTGAAGTCGAGTGCGGTGAATCCACCGTCCAGAGACAGTGCCGTTGGGAAACGACGATCGCCTACCAAAAGGTTGCCATACTTCCGCCACTGCGTGTAGTCCGTGACGCCCAAAGAAAGATCGCCTTCGCCATTTTCCTCTGCGTCCGTGAACGCCTCTTGCATCAGATCCAGAGACAACGGCGCCGAGGAAGCATCTTTCTCATTCGCTTGCCACTCAGGATACGTGGAACGAGAAATCTGGTAGATCGTACCGGTGTCATCGTCCACGATAGCATCGAGGCCGAGAAGTTCCTGGCCGCGAGCATCTTCGCGGATGAAATGCTCGTTGTCGGCACACGTAATCGCCGTTCCCATCGTAGCGGTCGTGGCTGTGGTAGCCGTAACCTGGACGGAATCGACGGTACGCGTAGTCGAGGGATCGCCAGAGTTGTTCGTGTAGATGTCCACGATCATACCGGCCTTGACCTTATGACCTGCATCGAGCGTCACGGCGGTCGAGGCTGTCACGGCGCCATTCACGGTTCCCAGGGAGCCGAGGCTGTCGCCGAACATCTGGCGGTTGAGGTCGTTCTGAGCATCACGACGGATGCCCTTCATTTCCGAGTCCATCACGCGCGCGAACGCGCCGGCATCATTTCGGGATGCCAGGATGGTTGGAAGGTCGAACTGAATCGTACCGTAGAGGTAGTTCATGTTGACACGCATCTCTACGATCGTCTGACGTTGTGGAGCCGGTGTCGGACCCGCGCCTGAACGCGCACCAAGCGACTGTGATCCACGGATATTCACAGGGATCGTCACCTGTTTACCCGAAACCATCGTCGGATCGGCGTTACGACGCAGACGAGAGAGCAAGACGCGCTTCTCGTTGATCGTAGCGTTCATCCTGGGTCCGTACCAAATCTTCAACGCTTCGTCAAAGTTGGTTAGATCCTGTGGCATTTCAATCTCGCTGTTAAGTGTTCAAAGAACCGCGGTTGAGGATTCCCTTCACGATCGCGAGTGATCCGGTGCCACCGAAGTCCATGTCTTTGCGCTTGGAGTTGACGGCCTTCTTGGTAATATCCTCTCTACCTGCAGGGCCACCCCTTCCGGCGGGAGGCGGGTTGGCCGCAGGGTCGTTTTCCTTCCCCAAAACCGTCCGCATCGTTTCCGCATTTCCGTGCAGAAGTTTCGTGAACGTCCCGTTGACATCCTTCACAACCGCCGGTAGGCGATCGGGAGTCATCTTCGGGTTGGCCGCAAAACGCGCGACCACGTTCTCCGTAATCATCTGCCGCAGTGAGGCATTTTCTTCGGTATCCGCGACCCCATCTTTCGTGATCTGGGAACTCAGGTTCGCGTAGAATTGCTGTACGTTGCCTTCCGTCGTTCGCTGATTGTCGTTGGCTTCGTACTTGTCCAACCTGGCCTGTAGCGGAGAAACCGCCGCATCCATCACGGCCTTGTTGTTCTGATACAGCCAGTCGATCCCGTCCTCGTCCATTCCTGGGTTGACCTTCTGAAGCGCGGCTTTCGCCACCGCCTCGATCGACTCAGTGGTAGACGGCTCCGGTGTTCCTCCCGCCTGTGCCTCTGCACCTTGCTTCAGGAGCAGTGCCAGGGCGGTACCCATCTGATTCATATTCGCCGTAAGCTGTGCGATCTCAGCGTTCTCGCCACCTTCTGTGGGCGTTCCGCTTCCCTCTGGCTCGCCTGTCTCCTGGGCTTCACCTTCGGGCGCCGCACCAACCTGGTCGAAGTCACCAGATAGGATTGCTTCCATTTCTGCATCGTTCAAAGAGTCCTCGACTACGGGACCGATCCCCTGGCGCTCGTTTGCCGCGCGAACCGCTTCCGGTGACGTGCTGTTACCTTGCCCGTCGTGGTCGAGGAAAAACTGTGTGCTACTTGGGCCTTCCTGTACTGCCGCTTCTTCTGCCATCGTAACCTCCTTGTGTTACTGAACGGTTTCGGGCGCCTGTTGACCACCAAACGCCCCTGACTCGACGACAGCATTCTCAGCTTCCGGCCCTGCACCTTTCGTCGCCATCGCCGCCTGTTGAGCCTGTTGAGCTTGCTGTGCCATAGCTTCTTGATACTGTCCCGCCAACTGCATCAGACCCTGTTGCACTTCCTCCGGGTCTTTCTCAAAATCGGAACTCTTGATGTAGTCGGTGATGACTTTGAAGTGGACCGGATGAATATCGAACGGTCCCATTTCCACCTGTTCGCCGAGATCGCGGATCTTGTGGATGTTCCGTCGTGCGCGCTCCGCGTCTACCGTGAACTCGTTCTGGAACCCTGGTATCTCTAGTTTTTCCAGAACCTTCATCCTTACTTCAGGATTGCGCGCATCGCCGAGAATGCCTTTGTCGTAGGCCATTTGGATCTTCTGGTTCGCTACGGCTTTCGACAGGATCACGCTCGCGTCCATCTCTACGAACACGTCCTCGACACCAGAGAAGTCGGCGCCCTTGTAGTGGAACTGTTCGGTGATGCTATCCTCGCCGATGATCTTGACGGAGCGTTCCAGTTTCCAATGCTCCTGGGCGAGTCTCAGCTTGTGCTGTTCGTGTCTGCCGAAGGTGCGTTTGATACGTTTCAGCATCGGGCCGAACCGTTTCGCGGCCTGCTCCAGAAGGATCTCCGTCTGTCCTAGCGTGTCTACACCTGACGGCTGTCTGCCGGCAAGGACATCGAGCGTTCCGGTAATATCTTCCAGATCGCGTTGCGCGGTTTCGCGCTCCTGAGTGATCGTGTTTGGCAGAGGGACGCCCCCGACTGGCTTCGGTTCGACACCGCGCGGGAGGCTGTGCGAGTCCCACCGAATAATCGACGCAGGGCGCCCCTCGATAATGCGGACGCCCGACCTGTTCGGGATCATCCATCGAGGGTTCAACATCGTCTTGCGGTTGTGGATAATTCCTGAGTCTATACTGTTGATTCGCTTCTGCAGGGGGATCGCCGATCGCATAGGTCCGTGGCCCCACAACTCACCAGGGATCTTGCGATACTGCGTCAACTCCCACGGTAGTTCGCCGCCTTTGGTCTTGAGCGTGTCGATCGGACCTTCGTGGAGCAGGTTATTGCCGATCGTGCAAGTGTATTTGCCTTCTGGGAATTTGTCTGAGGGACGATGCCGGAAGAACTTCAACAGCGCGAACTCTGTCGCGTCGTAGTAGTTCTGCATCAGTCCGTGGCCGTGCTGATTCGTCAGGTAGGCGCCGAGGCCGAGCAGGGAAATATCTTCGGCGAACACTTTGTCGCGCCACTTGGATCCAAACATCGACACGACCTCATCCGGCGTCGTGGCTTCGACCTCGATGGCGTAGTCAACATCCTTCCACCTGGACCGAGGCTGTGGAAAGAAGCCAAACGGGTTCGTGGCGCGTTCAATGACCTCGCCCTCGTATAGTTCGTCGTAGAGGGGTTGTCCGTTGTCACCCTTCTTGTGTTCGCGCGTAACGTTCATCACAGGCTTGCCGTCTTGCATCATCGGCACGTTCTCGCGCTCCAACTCAAAGCCGTTCATCATCTGGCCGGCGAAGTCTGCCGGATGGCGCTCGTTCGTCATCCTGTTGATCGCGACATCCTCGTATGCCTGTTCCTCGTGGATGTCCATCTGTGGGATCTTGACGAGTTTGCCGGCGCGCGTGTCGTATTGGGAGAAAAGAATCAGATTGCCGGTGAGGATGCACCAGGCCGCTGCCTCATCGAAACAGTCGGCGGTGTCCATCCCTTGATAGAGCGCGCGGAGGACGCGGGAAGCGGCACGACCTCGATCGACATCATCAGCTCGTTGCGATGCCGGTCGCGCCTGACCCATCAGATCGCCGCCGGTGAGGATGTCTAAAAGGCGATCGTGGATCTTTTGGATGTAGTTGGTGACAGGAGTCGGAATCCAATCATCGAGGCCGTGGCGCCGGAACGTCTGCGTCGTGCTATTCCAACTGATCCATTGTTCGTCACCGAGAAAGAGTAGTGCTTCGCGCCAATGAAATTCGTGCGCTAGTTTCGCCCCGCGCGAATAGGCGAGGATTTCGTCGACGTAGGATACCCACTGTTCCGCATCTCCCTTTGTAGGGATAGTCAGATCATGAACGGGCGATCCCTCGATCGAGCTAATATCAAATGCCATCAATTCCTCATAAAAAAAATGACCGATAGGCAATCATGTAGGTGGAGGCGACCACCCACACCGATTCGCCTATCGGTCGGTTCACAAGGAGTACGACGAGCGTACCACTTGTAATTTAGAGCATATAGCTGTTTATCGTCAAGTTATCTGCTGTCTGGCAACCTTATTAAGGATGGTATTCACGAACTGAGCAACGAATTCTAATTGGATCTTCTCACCGCCAAGAATCCACCCATTTCCCGCGTCATCTGGCGTTATTTGCATCCCTAGAAGGTCCGGAATGCCCTGCTCGTTGTATCCGTCGTAGACATCCCCATCGAGGACGTAAAGAATCTGCGGTCCAAGTGGTCCTTTTTCGACCCTAAATGCGAGGCAACGGAAGTCGTTTACGACGAAAATCGAGACTTTCTTGTCTCTGGATTCGGCATTCGCGCGTTTCAGGACGCATTCATCGAGTTTTAGACGAACGGCCTTCACCTTCTCTGCCGTCTGGCCGCGCCACTTGCGCTTGCGCTTCTCTCCTGGCTCAAACTTCGGTCCCTGGTGGACCGTGCCGTCTGACAGTTCCAACGTCGCTTCACCGCCCCCAGGCCTCCAGTGTGAGCGCATCGAGATGTCGGTATCGTCTATGATCGAGGTAGTGACGATCGACGTGCCACCAGGGTTGTTGAACGCGCGATTGGACTTGACAGCCGACTCAAAGGTGCGCTCGACCGTTCGTGCCGGCCCTCGCTCCATCTTGGACTGACCGATGATGTCGTCAGTCTCGACGCTGTTCAGTATGCCGTCATAATCTTCTTCTTCGGGCATTACGCTTCTTCCTCAACGTCCACGTCAGTAGGGAAAATTCCCTCGACAGATTCTGTCGTCGTTTCCCTGCCTCCGAATGGGCCATCATTCACGACAGGTCCGTTCAGTTCTGCTACCCATTGTCCATCTGGTTGCTTGTAAAATCCTCCTGTGCCGTCTTGCATCGGGATGTAGCCTGGCAGTTCTGGCACCGGCTCCCGATCGAGTTGTCGGATCGAGGCGTGTTCGACCAGGCCGACGAGTTTGTCGACAAGCTCGCTGTTCTGCTTTCGTAGGCCAATGGCGATGTTACCGATGAACCAGATACAGACGACCGCGAAGGCCGCGAACACCAGAAGTGTTTCCATCACTCCCCTCCTTACAAGATCCAACATCAAAGTTCCTTCAAGTCAGGCTTTGGCCAAACCAATTCAAAAATTGAGTCGAATAAACCTATGCCAGCCCACATCACTGCCAGAATGAGAACTAACGGCACCGTTATCGGAAGACATAAAATTCTCAGGCCCATCAGCACCTACTGTGCACGTTTTCAGTTAGCCGCGTGAATGCCACAGCCGACAACCACAGGCAATCTGTATCGCTCAAATCAGTCCTCCCATCGTAGTTGATTCGCGCTCCATCTTCCTGAGCCGTATCGCCTTGTCCATCAAATCCTCATCCTCATCTTCCGGTTCCTCGTCGCGAATATACGGCTCCGCGAAGTCTGCCATCGACGGGTCGCCGATGTTCTCTACTGCGCGTGTTTTGAATGCCGGCGCGTGACCGGCCTCACGTAGTTCCTCTGCAATCGGGAAGTAGAGGATGCCCTGGATCGCGAGCATCCACCCGAAGATCGCATCATCTTTGGCACCTCTGATATGCTCGTATTTGCCACGCTTGTTCCTTTGAAAGACCGACATCTGGTCGAGAATCAGCGACGATCGGACGTGGTAGAGGTTGTCGCGCATCCCCGTTCGCGCGTCGTTCACTAGCTTGTTGCGAGTGAGCGCGTTGGTGTTCCACCCTAACTTTTCCTTCCGCGTGTCCGAGATGTCTGCCCTGTAAAACCACTCGTAATGGAGGTTAGGATATTCCAGATTCTTGAGGACTTGAAGCGGCGTAATATCCTTGTTGTTCTCGATGAGGACGTAGGACCAGTTGTACCATTTCCCGACGAGATAACAGAGTAAACCAAACTCGTCTGGGTCGATGGAGCCGGTGAACTCACAACACTGATTTCCTGTGTCTGACCGCAGTACGCACAGGGAACTGTCATCACCGTGTTCAAGTCCTTCTGCGACATCGGCTCCGAGAGAATAGGTTTTTCCTGGCTCCGGTCGCTCCCAAACTTTGAGCAAAATGCGCGCATCGCCTTCGACTCCGAAAAGGGATTCGACATCGTATTCTATTTTGAGGGCTTCAGGCATTTTGATAGATCAGCGTTGCGACACATCCGATGTGCCAGTGTTCGGAATCCTTCCCGCGCCCGACACGGACGAGGGGGATGCCCTGGTTGAGACACAGCCGTTCAAACCTGTTGGCCGTATCCTTCGTCCACGTCTTGTCTCCGAAGAAGGCTTTGTCGCCGGCACTGATCGCAGAGATGTCTGCCGCCTCACTGTGTTCGTGGAACGGCCCTGGCTTCGTTATTGCCGTCACACGGATGGGGCGATCGAAGTAACTCAGGGCGATAGCATTCGCCTGTGCTAACCAGATTGATAACGTCGCGTTGAGTTGGTTCGATCGCCACAGTTGCAGATCCTTGACGCCCTTGAAGATCATCAGCTCGTAGACACTGCCTGTCGCCTCGTTTCGTTGAATCAGATCAGCCATACCACGCTCCGTATTTGCCGGCGATGAGTACGCCGAGTCTGAAGAACGCAAGCGAGGCTACGCCGGCAATAGCCGTGACGATCGCCAGACCCTTCCTTGTGAATACGCTCGGTCGAGGGACGAGCCACCCGATGATTGCTACATAGAAGTAGAAGTATCGTGTGACGATGTGCCAGAGGTCGTGCTTGGTTCCGGGGTGAATAATCGGGTCGCCCCACGTTGCATCCCCATAGCCTTTGGCGATCGACATCACGCAGATCGCGAGCAGTGAGCAGTATAGATCCCTCAACATCACGCCGCCTCGTTGAAGATGATGCGCTTCCGTGTTTCGTAGTGATGCTGCGTAGCCGCGCGCGCGAAGTATTCTGCGTCTGGCTCGATCTCTGCCTCGTATTCTTGCTCGTCTAGGAAACCGAGCGTTGGGTCCACCATGTGAACCTCCCTCTGTTCCTTGATAAGATCCATCGCGAAAGCCAATCGGATACCCGATGGCTGAAATAGACCGTATGTACGCGTATCACGGCTGTCCTCGTCATACGAGGCGATGATTCTCGTTTTTTCTTCTTCGGGGATGATCCAGTCTGGAACGTCGAGAAGTGTCCAGAAGTGAAAGCGCAAATCTGGAATTTCCGCACGACGTGTGTAGAGACTTGGATGAATCCAAGAGATGCCAACACTCTCACGGTATATAGGCGTAAACGACCGAATGATTTCACCTGGTGGTCCGCCCACACCGGCAGTCCTCGCAACACATTCGTCGTCCACGTCCTTTGGCTGTTCTTCGTCCAGGTGGACGATCTCTTGCTTGGTTCCCTGAAACGCTGCGGCTCCCTGACTTGAATACCTAAAACGGATGACAGAATTGAACGGTGGCTTAAATACGATGACGTTATTTTTCCATCCACGCTCAACCGTGTAGTCGCAAGAATCCGTGAGTAGATACTCCGGACAAAGTTCGTGATACTTCGCTTGAACGATTTCAATGGATGTGTCCTCGGTGTCAGAGACAGTCCAGACGTTCACTGGCGGTAGGAAGCGTTCGCTCGCTTGCTTGGTGACGGGATTCATCCCGATGCATCCGGAGATCACTTCTGCGGCTGACGAGTAGGTCTTGGCGCAACGGTTTCCGGTGACGACGATGCGTTGCTTGGATGTGTCCAGGTGGAACTTCAGGGGCGAGGATTTGATGTCGCCGTTGGGTAGGGCGCCTTCGGGACAGTCGAAGGGCATATAGTTGTAGATGGGATCTGCCGCGACGTGATCCATGTAGTATCGGAAGTTGGGGATGGTGCGTTCGGCTCGTTCGGAAAGCTCGTTCGCCTCATTCGGATACTTCTGAATCATAAAGCTCAACATGGTCACGGCTGACCATATATCGCCTATGCTCGCCATCAGAACTGTGAGTGCTGCGTGATCGGATTCACCGACACATTCTCAGCCGCTACCGTGGCGTGTTTGTCTGCCTCCATCCAATCTGTAATCACTACTCCGTCCACTCTGAGCGCCCCCTTGTGAAAGGCATCCATCACCTGTTCGCGTTTCTTCTTGCCGGCGGCAGTCAGGTCGATGTTCTTCGCGCGCCGGCTCCCTGTCTCTTTCGGGACTTTGAAAACGCCCTTGCGATATTCTACCTTCTCAGGCATTGAGTATCCTCTCTGACGCGCGTGGTGCGTTGCCCTCGCCTCGCTCGATCTCGCCGGCCAGGAGTCGCGCGTCCTTCGTCAGTTGATCCTTGAGTCGTTTCTCGTCGCGGTCGAATGTCTCCGTGACGATGTTCGGGATCTCAGGATCGAGGTCTGCGAGTTCCGCGACCTTGAATCCGGATTTGAATTTGTGTCGCTCGTTCATCCGGACGTGCGATCGTCGGTCGACTTCGGACCTTTGGAGAAGTAGGGATCTGCCGCTACCTCGACCGATGGCGGCTGAGTGTTGATCGAGTTGCCGACTGCGCTGATCTGTTGCTCTGCGGCCTTGAGGCGCCGTTCCAGGGAGAGGATGCGATCGTTAAACTCCGGCATCAGTTCGCGCATCGCCCTGGTCACGCGCGTCTGTGCGCGTTCCTCGTCGGACGGATCTGGTTCTGCCGGTGGTGCGGATTTGACTACTGGCTCCGGATCGCCCTTCGGTGTCGCTTCGGCTTTTTTCGATGGTCTCTTTGGTTGTCGCTTGGCCATGTTACCTCCAAAAAAGATGGCGAGGGTGACGGAATGACGGTCCCGTCGCCCCCGCCTGGGCTAAGAAAGTGTGATCTGATAATAACCCTCTCTGGCGAGTATGTCAACATCTTGTGTGAGATTAGCGTTGACACGCGCGATATTGTAGGTTAAGATTGGTTCGACACCCACGGTGTTTCTTCGGGTGTTTCCTCAACTGTTTCCTCTGCAGGCTTGGCCGTCCGTCGAGAAAACCCACTGTCATCGGAGCCGTCCGATGGCAGTTTTTTTCGTGCGCGCTTGACTCGGTGCAATTCATGTGCTAATATCATTTCACGAAAGGACGGCCACCACTTGAAACTGCAGAGGCTTGTATGACCTTTAGATCGAAAGCATACGCGGTTCACGCGACGCCACCGGATTCAGTATTGGGCGATCGAGTGAATCGTTTTTCTATGTTATTCGTAGCCAAGCGCACAGCCGTCCTTCGGAAGAAGGCCGGCTTTTTGCGTGTATGGATTGGTGAAGCACCCAGGTAACTCGCTGTAAAATCGAGAATAAGGGTCGGCATGCGGGACTGACGACCGAAAACATTCGCCGCCGTATCGGGAACGAAACTCCGCGCCCCTTCAGCGATTGGGGCAGAATCCACAGGAAAGCCCAGGATTCCCACAAGGGATAGGCCCAGGTTGGATTCGACAACAAAAAACCCTCCGGACTCGAAAGTCCAGAGGGCAGTGGGGAGAGATCGAACAACCTACGTCAAGGTCGTTATTCAAAAGTATCGCACAACTTTAACTCTACGTCAAGGTCGGAGCTACCTCAATGCTCGGGGACGGGGGACATAGGTGTGCCAGAATCTACTTCAAATTCAGGTCGATGACACGAATCGCGCTGAACCTAATGATTTCCCGCAAAAAGTGTCACTATGCATCGGGAACAGCAATCCGTGACGCCCCACACCCCGCCTTATATGACGGTCCCTTCCCCGATTCCAAAGTCAACCCCGCGCATCAATGATCGGCGACATACACAACTTCCGCTCGATCTCGCGACAGTTTTCCTCGATGACTTTACTCCACGACAGATCGCCGTTCTTCATCTGGTGGATCTCAAACAGACTGAGCGAGATACGAACGTCGCAGTGATACTCAGCCTTGCACCCCGTCAATCGCCAAGACTTCCCATTGAAGTCATAAATCTCAACACTCATCGACGATGCCCCCTGTGATACGAACCGTGACAACGATGACACAACACTGTGACATCAGTTGCCATCGACTCATCAAACCAATGACGATAATTACGATGATGAACTACCAACTTCTTAACCTTCATCTCCCAATCAGAAGTCCTACCCGCCTCGCACAAAACGCACGAACCAAAATACTGAATCGCCGACTTCTTCAGAGACTTGAACCACTCCGTCGCCTCATACTTCTTCCGATCCCGCGCTTCCGGCTTGTTCTTCGACGCCAACAGCCTTAGAACCACCGCCTGGTCCAGACCCTGCGACAAGCCCTCCACGAAGGGGTCCTTCTCCGGCCTCCGGAACTCCGGATCGTCCAACTTCACCGTCCTCGGCCTCCCCTTCCGACGATTCATAGAATCTCCTTTCCAAAAACTCGACCCTGCCGTGAAGCTGTACCAACATTTCCGACAACTCCGCCATACCCTCAAAACAGAAAACGATCAACGGCTCCGTTTTCAACATCCGAATCTGCCCCTTCGTTTCGGCCAACTCCCGCTGAAACTTCTGAATCACCTCGACCATTCTCGAACTCCCTCAGTGAACGCTCTATCGCCAACTTCTGCTGCCAAGCACCCGCAAACGTCTTATGACCCTCGCGCGGATTCGATGCCATCGGAAAACCACTGTCCAATACAAAGAACCGGGTCTGCTCCCCATTAGCGCCCGCTCGCACCGACCTTACTTCAAATGCCATCACCGCCTTCCTCTCCAGACGCCGACTCACCAGTTACCAACGGCTCCACCAAATTCAAATTCAGAACACGCTCAACCTCATTCAACCGAACCGACAAACGCTCGATCACCACCCCAAACTTCTCAACAGCATCCATCCGATCCTGGATAGCATCAACAAACGAAGCCGTAAACTCGTCCACATACTTCATCCTCCCCAACACCTTCTCAAAATTTCGATCGCATATCTCCATCGACCGAATCAAGTCCTTCACGAACCTCAGCAACGTCCCATCCACAGGCGGATTCTCTGCCACCCACGCCCGAAATACCGACGCACTACTCGTCAACGCATCCTTACCACCATCACCCGAACCACCCACCAACGCCTTGCCCTCCCCTGACTTCTCCATCCTACGACGCTCCTTCCGATTCATCACTACCTCCCTGTGAACGACGATCTCGCATCATAGCTTCCCTGGCAACATCACCACCTTCGCTCGTTTCCTCCGTGAACTCCGCATCCTCTATCACTTCGTGACCCCCAATATTATCAGAAAATCGTCCGTGGGGTGGTTCCATAGTCTCCCTTCCCCTCCCCCCGGGGGCCGCGCCGTCGCGTGGGTGGGGGGGGGGTTCGCGCTCCTGACGTGGACCAGGGTCTGC